TCTTTCTCTAGCTTTGAATCTGACGTTGCCAGTATCAAAGTCACCTTCCATAGAAGTTGAAAGAGGAGATCTCTCGAAGTGTTTAAAACCATCAGGACAATCAGTCTTCAAGAACCATGCATCATTGTCTGTTAAGAAATGGTTAACTGAATAACCTTCTGGGACCATTCCCATGTTCTTAATAGCATTGATGTCATTGTCAGAAGTGCTAACTCTGCCAGGAGTGTTGAGCAATCTATCAGCCACAAATTGTAATTGTGGTGGAATGATCAACTTAGTTCCTTGTAGAGCAAGAATCATGTTTCTGTCATCAACAAAAGTTGAGATAGAAATGATTGCATCTTCTAATGAAGTCTCATTTAAGTCAGTATAAGTGCTTGGTCTGTTTGAGAAAGTACCGCCACCAGTTAATGGGTGAGCTGTACTTACTAGAGCAACACCATCTCCGCCAGTAAAGCTGGATGAGAAAGCATTGTTCAATACAGAAGCAGCTTTTACTTGCTTAGTATGTGCCATAGATCTTGCTAGAGCCTTAGTGTATCTAGCGCCTAATCTGTCATAGAGGTTATCTTCGATAGCTTCTTCAGTTAGTGCAAATGCTAACGCCACAGTCTCGTGAGAGTACCTTGCAGTATAGCCTTCTGAAGCGTTGTCAAATGAGACTCCGTTTCCTTCAGCTTTTACTTGTGCGTTACCGAAACCTACGATTAAGGTTTCTTCTTCAAATGCTCTATCTGATGACTCAGTGTCAAAGATTTCAGCATGCTCGTTTTCATAACGATTATACTCCATCCCAAACAAGGCGTTTAGACCAGGTTCTAGCTCTTTAGCTAATTGTGAACGATTAATAGCCATTATTTAAACTCCCGTTACTTGAGCATAGAAGTGCTCGTTAATTTTGACTATCATGTTAACGTTTGCTGATTGAGAACCAGTACCTAAAGTATTATTCTCAGGATCTCCTGAAAACCCAACAATTCTAAGTTGAGCTGAAGTAGCAGCAGTTGTTCCAGATATTTCAACGCCAGATTGTCCATCTGATGTTGATCCAGAAGCGTAAACGATGTCGGCATTGTTACCAACAACTGTTTGCACAACTGAACCTGTAGCAGCACTTTGTACTTCAAATAATGCGTTAGGATCGTCAACTACGAAAGCCACCGCGTCTGATGAGACAGTACCATTAGGCCAGTAAGAAGAATAAATTACTTCTCCACTAGAATTGGTATATCTGCATCCCCTAAAGACTCCCAGTAATTGATCACCAGCACCGGCTACTAAAATAGTACCTGTGTTCATCATCTTAACTGGATCGCCTGAAAATATGTTTCCGCTTGCGCCAGAAGCAATCGAGTATTCTGTAGTCCCTTCAGAGTTTACATTACTACCCAATTTGCTTGAAGGCTTTAAGCCGAAAGCAGCATCTTGGTTTGCCATAGTTATTTCCTAAATAAAATTTATTAAAGAGTTAACAAAGTTATCCTCTGTTACCTCCGCCAAAAGTTACCTTTGATTTCATCTCTCTTGAGATTGGCATCGCAGGATTTTCTTCACGCATCAGGTCGTTCTCTACTGCACTCATTTGGTTTTCGGTTTGGCTAGCGAAATATTCATTACGCTGATCTGCGATTTCTTTCGGTATCTTGCACAGTATTAAACCACCTACACCAATAATTCCAGCATGTCGACCATCATCGACTATAGGCAAATCATGAAATCCGGGGAGTTCCTCTGGTCTAACTGGCTCGAATCCTTCACGAAATCTTTTTGAGACATTCGTTTTGTCATCTTGTCCAGCTACAGATTCTCTTACCCATCGATAAACAATCCCTTGAGATTTTGCAATTTCTACAGCTTCTTCTGGAAGCTCAAGAGCTGAAGGCATCTTCCAGGCCTTTGGCCTTTCCGATTTGCTTCTGGCTTCTGAGTCTCTAGGGACTCTGTCATCGTTGCTATTTGCTCTCGTTACTTTTATCTCTTTCTTGCTCATGATTTTTGTAGCCTCGCTTTTTGTATTGCGTAATCTTTAAATGACACTCCAAGCTTTTTGGCTAATGCCTGCTCGCTTGGCGTCAATTGAATACGATTTTGTTTGCGTCCAGTCGATGTGTTGCGTGTGGCTGAAGCGACTGTTTGGACGTTTTTCTTCGCTTCCACGTTAAACTTGTGGGGTAATTCTTGTTTTACCCTCTTATCAATCTCACTATAATACTCATCTGAGTCAGTGTCAAAGCCTTCATTCTCTAATTGCTTGTGAACAGCAAAGGCAACTGATGTTGCAACTTGGTCTTGTCCAAACCAAGTATTCTTTTGCGCCCACTCTCTGGCTTTAGGTGATGGCTCATTAAACTCTTCAGCTGGTTGAGTATATTGCTCTTGAGGTTGATTTTGTTGTTGTTGAATATAAGCAGCTTCTTGTGCTTCATACTGCTTTTGCGCTTGAGAATATTGCTCAAGTCTAGCTTTATCAGTAGTAGCTAAAGTTAAAGCTTCAGTAGCAGCAGCGATTGCTTCTGCATCTTGGGCTTCTGTTGCTTGTCTTAATGCTTGTTTTGCTAAAGTCATTTGAGATTCAACCCTGTTGGTGAACTCATCGCTGTAACTACTGGAGAAAGACTTCTGTTGTTGTCTTAATTTTTCGTTTTGATCTTTAAGATCTTTAGCGTATTGAACAGCCATCAGCTCTCTTCTTTGAAACTCTTTGGCCTGAGCAACTGCTTTGTTAATTCTGTTTTGAGCTAGAGATGCTCTCTTCTCTACCTCAGATAAATCTTTTGCTTGCTCCTCTACTTTAGGAGAAACCTCAAAGTCTTCTTTAACTTCGTCTTCAGTTACAGGAGAAACTTCTTGAGAATCATCGCCTAATGAAACTTCAACAGGTTCATCGCTTACGTTTTCTTCAACGCGTCTTTTCTCAGGCACTGCTGCCTTTTCAATTTTCTCGTCTGTAATTTCTATGTCTAAATTTTCTGCTTCGTTTGCCATGCTTTACCTCTCTTATAAAGATTTAATATCATCAGGATCTAGAATTGTTCCAATGATGTCATCGTCATTAATGATTCTAACCTCATGGTCATCTTCTAATCTAAAACGAGAACCAGCATATCTGCCAATTAACACCCAGTCTTTTTCTTGACACCAGGGTTTGTTCCCATATTTTTCTGTTTCTTTATAAGCTAAAGGACCAACCTTTAGAACGTAAGCAACCACTGTAGATAGAGATTCTCTATCCATGGTTTCTTTAACAAGCTGAATACCGCCTTCAGTAACACCCTTACCTCTATAAGGTAGCACAAGAATACGCCATCCACTTGGAGTTGGCATTCTGTCTAACAATGATTTGTTTAGTAGTTTGGGGTCTAGAACTCTTGCTTCTTCTTTTACAAAAGCATGATCAAGTTCTGATGAGGCTTCTTCTTTTTCTTCTATATTTTCTGCGACTTTGTCATTCATCGATATCATCCATATGCAGCGTTTCTTTTAAATCATCTATGAGTGAGCGAACCGCCGATAACGCACCCATATGATATTTGTAATCTTCCATGGATTGTACATTCCCTGCTGAAAGACTGTCAACTAAATCTTGTTCTCTTTTACGCAGAGTTTTAAAGAAATACTCCGCAAGTTTTACGCTGTCCATGGCTCTCTCCTGCCTATGTAGTGTTTATCTTAAATTAATTCTACCAAAGTCTGAAATCATAGATCGATTGTTATCAATTTTTTCCATGCTTACAGGTTTAATTGCACCAATGTTTGGTATGTTTGCAGGTGGAACTGCTGGAGGTACATAATCAGGGTTTAGCCCAACTGCTTTTGGCACAGGAATTAAGGATTGTCCTCTTCTTTGGCCCGCAGGTGAATACAAATAAGAAGCTGTATCTGATAAATCTATTCCTGCATCTGTTACTCGTTTAGCAAAATCTTCAGTCATGCCTTCAGGCATAAAACTTGAAGCTGGTGTTGGAGGTGTTGGCATCCTTGTTACTTTGCCTTCTAACATATCGCCTATACTGATTCCGGGACCAGGAGGTCCATCTGGTACTGGCATGGTTGTTACTCTGCCTTCAAAACCACCTGCTGGTGGATTAATACCTATTGGAGGAAGATCTCTAGGATCAGGCAAGAAACTATCGATTGGCTCTGGTTCACCCATTTCCATTCTGTCATTGTATTGACGCATGATGTCATCGTAATCAAAGTTTAAAAAGTCAGGAAGGCCGTTAAAATCTAAATTACTAAAATCTGGTATTCCCGGAAAAGGAGTTTGGCCTGGTACATAAGGTTCAGGCTCAGGTACAGGAGAAGGAGTTGGTGTAGCCAACTGACCTTCAAGCTCTGCAATACGATCCATCATTTCTTGGAATCTTGCATCTTGAGCGGCCTGCTCTTCAGCACGCTGTGCCATCTCAGCTTCTCTTATTGGAGCTTGAGTTGCTTCGTACTGAGCTTGAAATTGTTGACCCATAGGAGATTGCATTTGACGCATAAACTGTTGCCCAATTGGATCGGGCGCTCTATCAGTTGGCATGAAAGCTTCTGTAGGTTGAGGTGGGGCATTGTAGCCTTGAGGGGTAAAATATGCTGGACCACCTACAACTGCTGTAGGTCTGCCTATAGGCATAGGCTCTGGTGGTAATGCCATCTGGCCAGGTGCTTGACCTAGGCCTTGAGAGTAACCAGGTACTC